AACCATCACAGAAATCCGTGGTTTGAAATAGGACATCACATGGGCTGGTTTTCTCGCAAACCAAAAGATACTATCTCCAAGACTGCTGTCGGCAATCTCATCGACATCGTACTCAACACCACAGGTACGCTGTCGTGGAAGAACCTGTTCGGCGTGCTGAACCACGAGAAGCAGTATACCAACAACACGACTGCTGCTCTGAAACTATCTGCCGTCAAGTGTGCCATCGACATTTACGCAGGCATGATTGGCTCCATCCCTCGCCGCATGTACGCACTGGAAGCTGGTTCACAGGCCAAGACGAAGGTCGTACCGACAACGGACAACCCAGCGTCTCGCATCTTCTCTCATTACTTCCATCCAGAACTATCTTCCGACGACGGTCTCCTGACAATCGTCTACGATGTTCTGATGGACGGTAACTGTTACTTCTACCGAGAGCGTGACCAACAAGGCCGCACATCCCGCCTCTACTACATTCACCCATCCAGAATTACACGAGGAAACATCTCTCGTGCCTCTGGTCAGGAGCAACTCTCTACAGGTCGTAAAGCTGTCCAAGGCGAACTCCTGTACCGCATCGACACAGGCGTCTCCTCCCGCGACATCCGTACAGAGCCTCTACTGCTACCTAAGAGCGACATCGCCCACTTCAAGGGTAAAGTCCTCGACACGGAATACCACCGTGCTGTCGGCTTCGTAGAGTGCTCTGAGGTGTCTCTGGATCTCTACCGTGCTTCTGAAGAGTTTGGTTGGAAGTTCTACAGTCGTGGTATTGCTACGCAAATGTTTCTGACTACAGAGAACCGTCTTGCTCCTGAAGTCCTGAAGCGTCTCGAAGCCAACTTCACAGACGATCCCAATGCTCCACTGGAAGACATCTTCCGTACTCGTATCCTCGAACAGGGACTCAAGCCTGTTCACATGGGCATTCCGTTCCAGCATCTGCAGTTCATCGAGACTCGTGCCTTCAGCGTGGAAGACGTAGCTCGTGGCCTGAACATCCCACCCGCTCTGCTCCACAGCTACATGGGAACCAAGGCTGGCGATGCTGATTTGTCACAAGCAGTAGCTCTGTTCGTCCAGACTGGTATTGGCCCATTACTCTCACGCATCGCAGGTCAGTTCAAGTCAGAGCTTATCCCTCTGCCATCTCAGATGCTGTACTGCTTTGAGTTTGAGTTACTCTACCTGTACCGCAACGTCATCGACAAGTTTACTACTGCTCTCAGAAACTTGTTCGAGATAGGCTTCATCGACAGGACTTATGGTGCTGGTCTGCTTGGTATGCACATTGATCCTAATGACGAGTCCAGTTCATTGCGTTACGTTCCTGTTAACCTGATGACTGTCCAGCACTCACTTCATCTGGAGGAAGGTGCTGATCTTGCCAACGATATGGTCGAGGTTCAGATTGAAGGAGCTAAGAAGACCAACGATGGTATGGTCTCTGCCGAAGAACACGATGCTGTTGTTGAGAAGGCTGAAGCTGCTAAAGCTCCATCAGGAGGCAAGATGGACAAGTCTCCTTCAGGCGACAACATCGACAAACGTATCCGCAATGCTGAGGAGAAAGTAAAGTCAGCATTCGTCAACGTCATCAACGGCTTGAAGCAGTACGAGACTCGTGTCCTTGATCAGAAGAAGCAGTCCCGCCCAGACGACTTCGATACTGCCAAGGCTGAGTTCTACAACGATAAGTTCCATGGAATGCTGATGGACCAGTTGGCACCTTGGAAAGACCTGATCACCATCGGCTCTACACCTCTGGACAACGTTGTCGCAGATTGGGTATCCAACCAGAAACCACCAGAAGGAATTGAACATGAAGTCACTTGTATTGAATCGTAAGCAGTTGCCTTCTGGCGAAACACTGGAGTGCAAAGTCACCTTCAACAAGGCTGACGAACTGTTGATCTATGACATCATCATGCCTCAGAAGACGTACGATGGTGAGACCTTCAACTTCGCTACGCCCGCTGATGTGACGGACTTCCTGAAGGATGCACCACGCGACTTCAACGTCCGCATCAACTCTTCAGGTGGTGAAGTCGGTGCTGCTCTGGCGATGTACAATCGCTTGCTGGAACATCCCGGCAAGGTGACAACTATCGTCGACGGCTACGCATTCAGTTCTGCAGGCTGGCTGGCACTCGCTGGATCAGAGCGACAGATATGCAATGGCGGTCTGTTCATGATGCACAACCCATATCTGTACGCCAAGATCGACTCTCTCAACGAGATCCAGAACGTACAGAACCGCTGGGAGTCTCATCGCAACAGCATAGTAGACATCTTCACTTCCAGAACCTCTATGAACGAGGCTCAGGTGAAGACACTTATGGAAGCTGAGACTTACATGTCTGCCTCAGAAGCTGTTACGAATGGCTTGTTCCACTCAGTTCGAAACGCCAAACCTGATACTGCCATCCTTAACTGTCTGCACATTCCAGATGCAGTTAAGAACCGAGCAGATGTTTCTATTGCACAAAATGTAGTAGACGTAAATGCCCTTAGAATCAGGGCTTTGAACCTTCGAAAGAATTTTGCAATTAAGTAGTTGACGGGCTTTCGTCATGCTGTTATTCTTACCATGTCAAAGGCTATGCCCACAGCAACGCACATAAGCAGACGCCAGATGCCACATCACAATCTAGGAGGTTTTGTCATGGCTTCTGCCATCGCTAATCGCGTACTCGTATTCAACGATACGCCCGCTAAACACGACGATATCTTGAAGATGACCGTCAACCAGCTTCAGGACGAACGAACTCGTCTCATTACTGTTACCGAAGTCTTCGATGCCAAGGGCGACAAGCTCTCATCTGAAGACGCTCAGGCTTACTCAGACGCTGTGGATCGCATTGAAGCGGTTCAGAACGCACTGAGCAAGACTCCTGCCGGTCTCGCTGAGCGTAAGGCTGCACTGCTCGCTACGTCTCGTATTGCCAATGCGACAAGTGGGCTGACCTTTGATTTCTCCAAGGGCGTCCACACTCGCCCGGCATGGGAAGACGACAAAGAAAAGTTCGGCTTCAAGAACCAGCAGGAGTACCTTGGTGCTGTTGTCAACGCCTACAAGTCCCGTAATCCAGAAGCAATCGACCCACGGTTGAAAGCTGCTGTGATGGACGCCGTAGGTTCTGACGAATTCAGTAAGGCCAACTGGGAAGCAGCAGGTATTACCGTACCTCGTGGCTTCATCAACACGGTCATGCAGCTGGAGCCAGAAGCTGACCAGTTGACGAGCAAGATGACTCGTATCCCGATGACTGCCCCAACAGTCGACATTCCTGCCCGAGTCGACAAAGACCACAGCACTTCGGTGACTGGCGGATTCCAAGTCTACCGTGGTAAGGAAACTGCTGCTCCGACGCTCAGCAAGAACGCCATGGAGATGATTACGCTGAAGGCACATGAACTGAACGGTGCTGCTGCAGCAACCAATCAGTTGATGGCTGACAGTCCTCTCTCTATCGCTGCTCTGATTGATCAGGGTCTGCGTCAGGAAGCTCGCTCTTACCGCATCAACGAACTGTTGAACGGCAACGGTATCGGTCGACCTCTGGGTATGTTGCATTCCAGCAACGAAGCACTGCTGACTGTACTCCGTGAAAACGGCCAGTCAACATCTGTTATCGTCAACGGCACCAACATCCTCAAGATGCGTCAGCGAGTCTGGGGTTACGAGAATGCAGTCTGGTTGTGCTCTCTGGATTTGTTCCCGACGATCGCAACGCTGCACATCGAGTCGCCAAACAACGCTGGTCTCGTGAAGTTGTTCTATCCTGCTGACTCTGCCAACCCAGACATGTTGCTCGGTCGTCCAATCATCTGGACAGAGTACATGAATGGCATCACCAGCGGTCAGGACGGTTCAGTCATCAGCGAGTGGAACGACAACTTCCTCGCTTGCGTCAACCCAACGCAGGTACTGTACGGCGAACGCGGAACTGGAACGCTGACACGCAGCATCCACGTACGCTTCCTCGAACGCGAAGAAGTCTTCCTCTTCACCAGCTTCGACGATGCTCGCCCATGGTGGAAGACGGTCATGACTCCTGCCAAGGCTGGTCTGACTCTGTCACCATTCGTTGTCCTGTCCAAGACGACTGCATAGTTCATGCAGGTTTGAGGGGCACGCAGTAAGGTTCGCCTGAACCGTGCCCCTCTCCCTTCCGTGTTTCGATTCTTCTCCTGTACAGGAATAAATACTATGGCTACTCAGAAGTTCACTCACTTGTCCTCTAAGAGCTTCATCAAAGCTCTGGGGACGCTCACAATGAATGGGAGCATCGGTAATGCTCACGTCATTGATATCCTGTTCGACAAAGCCATGCTGGTCATCAATGATGCTGACCTGTCCGGTGCTCTTGTCGTTACAGTCGCTGGCTCAACCGCTGCTGACGGGTCATCTGGTTTCACGACCATCAAGACCTGCACCTTCTCTGCTGCTCTGGCCAACATGGACATGGCAGTGGAAGTTGACAGCGAAGAAGTCAGCTACT